TACTAAAAATTTCTGTCCAGCTCCTGTATCAGCAGAAGTCCAGTCTACTAAGTTTTCCGTTAAATTGGCAGTAGATACAGTAGTAGAGTTCTCAGTTAGAGTAAAATTTGCCGCCGTATTAGCTAGAGCTACTCCCCCTTGGTCTAATTTTGCTGCAGGATCGTTATCTAAATATATAGAAGCTTTTGCATGTGGGAGCCCTTCTATAGGCCCTTCAGAAATTATATCTATTATAGAAAGAACTTGATTTTTTAATGGAGCAGTTAATGGTATATTAGTCGCACCACCTACATGCTTAAAATTTGATCCATGTTTAGTTATAGCAGCCATTATAGTAACCTTAGTTCTACTTGTCGTAGAACCTCTTCATCAAAACCCTTTAACTCTATATCTGCATTCTTTAAAAAGTTTTTAACTATACCATCTCCATTGTAATTGGCAAATTCAATATCATTAACAAATATTCTCTTGTCTGTTGTACGAAGTGAGTATACAATAGGTATTTTATCTATTTTAATAGCTAAAGGGCTATCTTTAACCATTATAAACTCATCATTTTCTTTAACAAAATGACCTCCTGCAACTATAACATCTTTATAGTTATGTATACTATCCACCTTAGTTTTAAATTGATAAACTCCTGTAACTTCTCCACCTTTGGTATTATCACCAGGTTTAATATCTTTAATTTTCTTTTTAGAGCCATCCGCCATTTGTATAAAAGTATCAGGATCAAAGCAATCATCAGGGCCTAGCCCACCCCCATTCTCACCGCCCCAATCAGGGCCGTCATAGGCATTCATAGGCCCTGCGGTATTCATTGCTACAGATATAGGTTGACCCGGAACTCTTAATTTTCCATATAATACAGGAATCGGATCTCCTTCTACTACTATTTTTTCGCTACCTTTGTACAAATAACCTTCTTCTTCTGCAGCCTCAGTGGCAGGATCGGGTGCAAGCATAGCCTGTATACCTGCAGAAGCAAGAGACATACCTACACCTACAGCCACAGTACCTGCGAATTGAAGTTGCGCAGCTGTTAGGCCCCATCTCGCTCCTTCTATCCCTCCTATATAAAAGCCTACCACCATTAATACCGCACCTACTATAATCTGACCCATCTCACTTTTAGATCCTGCAGGAACAGCGGTAATAGTAATATCTCCTTCTTTTAGGGGAGTAAATAGTTCTCTTTCTTCTTCAATATATTTACCTGCAAAATTAATCGTAAATCCAATCCCGTCTCTATGACACTCTGCTAAGTATTCTTTAAATCCTGGACGGTTACAGTCAATATTTCTAATTATTTCTCCATAATTATCAGCGTACATAGAAAACTCAGAGCCAAACCTCTTCTCTATTTCTCCTATTAAATATACCTTACGTTTCATATCTATACGCCTGTTTAAAAAATCTTTTCCATAAAGGATATATATTTTCCCTACATGAAATCCTATTTTCCATGTGATGGTAAAATAAATCGTTACCTAAATAAACTCCACAATGATTAGGAATACTTGCTTCTACTGTGAAGATTAACAAATCATTCTTTTTTAAATTATCTACAGGATTAAAGCCCCATTCTTTAATGTGCTCATCCGTCATATAATTTTCATCAGATTTCCACCAATCTTTTTTATATGCTCTTTTCTTTTTTAAATCAAGATACAGTTCTTTTCTGTAATAATCTCTTACTGCTTCTAAACAATCCGTAATTCCCCATTGATAGTCTCTGCCTATTAAAGGAATATCATACCCCTTTGGCTCTAATTTATAAGCATCCATACTAGGATAACTAAAAATATAATACGGTATACCAGAAGCATTACAATATTTTATATCAGATGTACTAGGTTCACAAGAAGCCTCAACATGACTGTGTACTATTCCTACAACATCATGAGTATGATATATCTTAATATACTGATCAGGGTCTAATGCAAAATCATCCTCGTCTGCTGCTACATTGGTACAAGGAATCCATTTTAGTTTCCCTCTTTTTACTGCTAAAACGCCACAACCCTCCCTAGGAGCACATTCTTCAAAATGCTCAAATATACTGGAAAGAAGTGTAGAACTGATCATCGATACTTTTCGCTCCCTGGAAACCCACCAAAAGGGAGAATTTTTTCTGTATTTTTATCAACAGAGGGTAGATTATTATTATTAGAGTCTGGTTGAAATTGAAATCTACATTTACAGGATGCTAATATTTTTCCGCACAAGTCTCCTCTTACCCAATAATTTGATCCAACAGCCGGAGTTTGTCCTGCAGGTGTAGTTGCTCTTACAGTTCTCCAAATTGTGTCCCCATGCTCTACATAAGTAGGGACATCTTTATCATAAGCATAGTCAGCTTTAGAGGCGTTGTATACTGTATAAGGCCATGCTCTTGTCCAATACGTGGACCCATAAACTGGCGTATTTCCAGTATGACTCAAAGAATTTGATCTCCAAGCGGCTCCTGCATGAGTTACCCAAGAATTTTCCCCATATGCTGTACTAGCACTATAAGCAGTATAGGTAAGGCTAGCACTTACTATAGGTTCATCCTTTATATTGAAATAAGCTTTATATTCTGTACCCGATACAAGTACTTTACTATTAGGAGCCCAGACACAGCCCCCTCTAGAATTTGAAATAGCTCCTTGGTACTCCCAACTACAGTACTTTCCTACAACCATTCTATTAGGTAATTTTATTCCTTCGAGATCTGAAGCTGCAGCTAGTTCAAAAGTAATAGAAAGCTTGTTCTCTCCTGCAATTCTATCAATTATAAATTTTTCTGTTGGGAACTCAATAGGAGGAGCACTAGTACCTGTGTCATCATCTTCTCCAACTAAGTACTTTTGTAAAGTTGTGCGTCTAATTAATCTTTTTCCAATTAAATCTTTATTAGTTAGACCTCCTATAGCATCTCTAAAAGTTGATAGTATATTTGCTACAGTTAAAGAGGGACGAGCTGCTGCTCCATCTGTCTTTCTTTCAATTCCTTTCATTTCTATAGGAATAGCAGAATAAACATTTGGGTCATAAGGAGCTATTTTCTCTCTAAATTGTACAGTAGTTATATCGGCTTCAACTGTAGCAGAAAGGTATAAAGTACTAGAACTCGAGAGTTCTAGCTCAAAAAGCTCTACCAGGCCACTGCCTGGTTCTTGTTTCTGTACTGCATCTATTAATGTTGTCATGCTTCATAAACCCTTCTAAAATTAGCGGTGGCACTATAAAAATCATCGTATTCATAAGTAGTAGAGAAATCATCACACACTACTTTAATTGTAGTTTCCTGAGGGCCAGGATCAGCAGCTACATTACTATCAGGAATAGTAAAATCAAACGCTGTAACTCCTTTTAAAGAATCCAAATATCCTACTATATCATCTATATCTGCTTTTGGTCTTGTAGCAAAAGATACGCTAAATGTTTCTTTTACAGAGTTAATTCCATCTGCAAGACGTTGCTCATATCCATCTCCAAAAGTAGCTAAATGAATTTTTGGTTTAGAAGATCTAGACAAAGATTTATCTGGACGAATAGCCTTACTACCAAATGCTACTGAAGTTGTGAATCCTATAGCCATTATGCTGTTCCATATTTATTGAGAATTCCACCAGATCGTTTCTGGTTTTGTAATTCTTCTTGAACAGCTTTAGCAATAGCATTTCCAAGCCCTTCACTATCTGTACCGGATGTTTGAGTTTGACCATCAGATGAAACATTTACAGTTACATTATTATTTTGTGAGTTACTTCTCATATCTACAGGAATAGCTTTACCATTTGGTAGAGGAACTACAGCTTCATTATGTCTACCTTCCCCTATTAAGCCGAGTGTTGGACTAGTAGCTATTCCCCCTCTGGCAAATTTGCGGAAGCCTCCTTTTGCAATTCCACCGTCAGCAAAAAAAGACATGGCCATAGTAATAAGGCTCATCCAACCGCCACCACCTCCAGTACCGCCCATGAGACCTCCAAGCATATCACCTAACCCGCCAAACATTCCGCTTAAACCTGAAAGAAATTCACTATCTCCGCTGAAAAAGTCACCTAGCTTATTCATCCATGGAGCGTCAGCACTAAAGAAGCCAGTTAACTTACTCATGAAGCCGCCTCCCTTTAGTGGGGCACCAACTGGGTTGCCATCAGCATCTACGGATCCCGGAGCTTTTTTCCCTGTCATGAGGGGGTTAGGGAAAGCCCCTCCAAACTTTTCTTTAAAGTCTGCTGTTTGTTTCTCAGTAAATTTACTTTCTCCTTCTGGGCCAGGAACTTTAGGCGCTCCATCGCCTCCGGACCCTGTACCGAGTTTAGTTCCCAATTCTTTAATCGCTGCTACTACATGGGTATCATGGGTAAAAATA